CTACTGTAACCGCGGTCCCCGATCCACCTGTACCAGCAGTATCTGCGTTTAGTGATCCATCTAATTCTGTTTGTGAAACACCTGTAATTGTTCCACCATAGTTTCCAATACCATAACCATAACCATAAGATTGTGCTGCCGGACCTACTACTTCATAAGGAGTAATAGTTACAGATCCACCACTTGATGATGAACCTGCGGTAGCTGCTTGAATAGTTAAAGTTGTAGAAGTTGGAACTGATAAAACTTGAAAGTTTATATCATTAAAAGTTGCTGTGGTTACACCTGTTGTACCGCCTGGTAAAGTTGTTGCACTTAATCTAATTATATCCCCTACACCAATTCCGTGGTCAGTTGATGTTGTTAAAGTTACAGTTGTTGTCCCATTAAAAGTAAAAGTTGCACCTGTGATTGCAGTTTGTAATGGAGTTATGTCAAATAGTTGACCTTCAAAATATAAAAGTAAAAATTTATCTGTACCAAGAGCTACATATCTATTGCCATCGGTGTCAACAAAAGCGTGTTGTTTTCTAGCTACACCTACAATAGTATCTGTTAAAAGAGATTGCCAACCACCTACTTTTTCCGGTAGGCCATATCTAAATCTTACGTTATCTGAATCTACCCAACGACCTTCTGCTCCAACCGATGTATCCTGCTTGTCGATTCCAGGAGCAAACTTAATTTTCGTAAGCATTTATTACTCCTATGATGTTACGTTGTATACGTATTGCCAACCTTTGGTTGCATTAGTGTATCTTAATTTAATCGATTGATTATTAGCAACTAATTCTAAATTAGATGCAGCACCTCTAATTGGTTGACTGTTTCTGTTAATTGTTACTTTGTTGGTACCAAAACCTCCACTTGGTGATACGTCCATAAAACTAACTTCATCACCCATAGCAGGTGAAGCTGGTAGTGTAATTGTAACTTGAGCTGCTTGTGTATCTATTAATAAATTATCACCAGCTACTGCAGTATATGCAGTGATAGAACTAGATGTAATTGCAAAGTTACCCTTTTGTAAAATATCTAATCTTGCATCTGTACCATCAGAATGAATTAACATTGTTGCTCCAACAGGAACAGCAATTGGATTTGATGACCCAGCTGTTTTAATACCTAGTGTATATTTGTTTGTTGTAGTTCTGTTTGTTGCATCTTGTATTACATAAACCCTAGTAGCTGTACCACCAGTTGTTGATGCTGGTATGATTAAACTAACATTACCAGTCATAGTACCAGTAAGTTTTAAATAAATATTTTTACCATCAGATGTTGCACCATCTGAAAAAAGTAAAGTTTTATCAGAGCCAGATGTCATTGCTACATCTATTACGCCTGATGTTGATTGTTGTAAAATTTGTAAGTTAGTATTAGTAATAGATCCCCATAGACCAGCTTTTTCACCTGTTGCTACTAATTCTAATGCTAGATCTGTTGAAAATGTTGATGCCATATATTATCCGTACGGTTTAATTGGTGTCCAAACCATTGTTGCTCCTGGTATAATTTCGTTCCACGTAATAACACCTACTTCGCCTGTTCTTAAAGTCATAGCGTTAGCCGGTGCTTCTTGCACTACGTTTCCAACAATAGTAACAGATCCACTACGTATAATCAAGTTGTTTCCAGAAGCTGTAACATTAGCATCTGCAGTAACTATAACGTTCCCCGTTCCTAAAACTAATGGTGTTTTAGGTGCTTCAAGATTTGCTATACCAACTATTGTTACTGTTCCAATACCAAGTGTTAATTTATTACCATCAATATTTTGTTGAACAGCGTCAGCTGCAATATTAGGATTGCCTATGTTAGCAACTAAATTATTACCTGTAATTGTAATAGTTACTACGTTGTCCGTCGCTACTTGCGATATGGGAAACTGTGATATTGCGTCAAATCCTAAATTCATAAATAATCTTTAAAAGGAGACAGGGGGTATGTGGTGGTGCCCTGCCTCCATCTAAAGATTATATCATCGTTTAAACCAAGAAGGAAGACCTAAATGTGGACGCTTGTCGAACATATTATCTTTTGCTCCTGGAGTTTTACGATTGTTATAATGCAGAAATACTTGTACGCATTCTTTACCTTTAAATTTATTTCGCCAATGCTCTAGCTCACAGCCAGAATAGACTAACATATCGCCTTGTTTTAAATCTACTTTAATACCTTTTTTACCAGTTTCTCCAGATGGCTCTAAATAGATTGGCCAGTCATCACCAGCAAGATTCATAGTAGTAGATATCTCACAACTAAATCTATCTTTGTGTCTTTTTAATTCGTCCCCTTTTTTATAAATTCTTGCATAAGTATAAGCTGGATATAATTTTAATCCTGTTACTTCTTCCATTTTAGGTTGGCATTTTAACATTAAAGTTTCCATAGCAATATTAGAATACTGACTATAAGTATGTGGAATTTGCTCATCTTGTCCTTCATAGTGACCTATAATATTTTCAAAGGGTGATATATATCTTGTAGCTTTACAAGTATCATAGACTTGTTTTTGCATTAAAAAATAATTTGCAACAAAAGCTGCTAAGTCTTTTGATATTGCTTGACGAATAACTGTATACTTTTTTTTCTTAAACATCTTTAGCCATCTCTTTTGGCACCGCTTGTATGTTCCAATGTATAAATCTAAAAGGCTCTATACCAAAGTCTACACTAAATTCGTGTTCTAAAAATCCTGGAAATATAATTAATGTACCTGGTGTAGGTTTAAAATGTATAAGCTCACTACCACCCCACACACCTTTTTGATTTGGTTTCATTTTTAATTTTGTAGATCTTGCTCCAGTACGAGGTTCGTGAAATATTGGCATTGATGTTTTATCACTACACTTTAAAAAGTAAAAACCTGATACGTGTTGATTCCAATGTACGTGTGCTGAATGATGACCACCGCCTTTTTTAGCAAACTCTTGTACCCACATTTCACTAAATAGTGTTGTGTATTGTTGCATATCAAAACCCTGATGATCTAAATACTCCCAAGACTTTTGACCAATGTAATTTCTAAAATCTAAAAAATCATTATCAGCTGTAAGTGGTGTTGAGTGATACGATCTTCCAAAGTCACCAAATTTTTTTATATGTGCTTTAGCTTCTGGAAAATTTCTAGCAGCTTTAATATATTTGTTAGACGCTTTAGTTAAAGATTTTATAAACTCTGGTTTTTGTTCTGACCAAATTGTTGTGTTAAAGTAATTATTTATAAACATTATCTAAATGGTTTTCCTAAATGCCAAACAACAAGACTATATCTTGTGCCTGATGTTACTGGTTTAACTCTATGCCACACAAAACTAGGAAATACAATAATAGATCCTTTTGGTAATATCTCTTTACATTGCACTCTATGTTTTGATTCGTCTCTCATATGTGGATCATAGTTTCTAAAATCAAATTCTAATTCACCACCTTTGTATTCTGAACCATCTGTTAATTGACAAGTCATAGATAGTTTTCGAATTCTGCCGTGTTCTGGATTGTTAGGATCTTTTCTGTCATAAGCTTTATCCCAACTATCACAATGCCAATCGTAGTATTGGTTTAATTTATATTTTGTAAACTGACAAGATTCAGATCTTTCCCAATCAAAATTCCAACCAGCCATTTCATTTGCTCTATGCACATAAGGATGTAATTCTTTATATATCCAAGTATCATTAAGCCATACTAAATCAGAGTTTCTTTTTCTTTTTAAATCTAATACTTCTTCTTTTTTTAATTTTCTATCACCATAGCCACCTGTTCTAGCCATAACTTCTTTTTGTTGATTAGCATAAGCTATCACATCGTCACAAAATTTTGGTGTAAGAACACCACTAAAATACCAGTAATGATTAGATATATTCATAAGTTATTGTTTGCACAAAATTTAAACTGTCCTTTTGATTGTTAGTTAAGTAATACATATTAGTTGATGGAAACATAATAAACATATTATTTTTAAGTTCTATGTCCCAACTTCTTCCTTTACGTCTGTTATCTTCATAGTGTATTCTGACCATACAATCTTTGACTTTTACACCATATAATAATGTATAATCTGGTGAGTTACGTAAATCCACAGGATCTATATTTAATAATGGAATTGTAGTCTCGTTGGGTTTATAAATATTTCCCCACGTTTCTTTGTTGATTAAATTAAAACCATACTCAAGATTAACGTAATCTCGCATATAGGTATTTAACATATCCCAAGTTCGTGAAAACGGAAAATCTTTGTTTTGAATTACTGATTGTAAAATATCACCTGATAATTTATCTCGGTCAATGTCCCAATCTTTAGGCATTGCTACATCACCATAATATAAAGCTTGCTCTGTTAATACTTTCTTCTGCATACCACCACCATTTTTAATTTATGCTTTGTTGTCTGTCAAGTCCCAAGTTGTATTAGCTTCATTCCAAACATAACTCCAAAAATGAGTATTAGCTGTATTTTGTGATTCTTGTTCAGCTGTTAATGCTGGAGCATCACCAATCGGTGATTTCCAAGAAGCTGATGCATTATGTTTTACCCAAGATGCATAAGGTTTTTTAGGCCAAAAGATTTGATCATCTTCGTCCCAAGTATAACCTATACCTGCGTAGTTTCCTCTTAAAGGTGTTCCGCCATCTTTGTGTGTGCCACCTTGTGTATTGTAAGATGTTTGAATCCACATTTGTGCAGGCCAATTATTATGTGTCT